CATGAAGACCATCACCATGCCGTTCGCCAATCAAAAGGAATGAAATAATATGAAAAACACAACACTAGGCCGTAGCCACAAAACTGGTCTTAAAGCTAACCAAGGCACTAGCCACGAACCACGCCGTAATGATCAAGCTGGTGACGGTCGTGACTTTGCATTTAACGGTCAAATGGGCGATGGTGTAAACCGTGCCGGCGATCGTGGCCTATGTGCCAATCCAAATGCACACATGGTCAAGAACCCAGACATGATCAATCATGGTCTAATTGAAGCTAACCGTCGTGGCAATGCTAGTGACAGTTACAAGGATCGTATGGAAGGCGTTGGTCCTTCTGCAACTAAAGATGCACACAAGCGTACTATTGCAACAGCCCAAGAAGGTGGCCGTATCAATGGTGGCGCACCGGTTGCTGGATTTAAGAATCCAGATGCAATTAATGTAGGAATGAAACGATAATGTCAGCAAATGCTTATACACCATTACCACAGAATGCCAGTAAGACTGTAACAGCATCTACTACCAGTAGTCAATTCTATTTGGATGTTGGTGCTAGTAATACTATCAGTAGCGTATTGGTAACCAACCTAGACGCTACCAATGCTGTGTATATTAACTGGGCTAATTCGGGTTCAGTAACAGCCAGCAATGTTGGCTTTCCTGTTATCCCATATTACCCAACTGTGATCACAATGAATCAGTTAAACAACTTTGACAGTAACATCACTGTTGCTGTTGTATCCACAGCAGGTACACCAACAGTAGTATTCACACCAATCGCATAAGAAAGATTAACATGGCCGTTACTAAAAAACCTACACACGCAGCCAGCATGAAGAAAGCCGCAGAGCATCATGCCAAAGCTGAGCATCACATGAAAGAAGCAAAGAAATGGATTACAGGCGCTATCAAGCATCCTGGTGCATTGCGCGAAGAACTACATGTGAAGAAGGGTGAAAAGATTCCTGCAAAGCGGCTTGAAAAGGCTGCACACAGCAAGAACCCTACATTGGCCAAGCGAGCTCGTTTAGCTGAAACACTTAAAGGATTTAAGAAATGAAAGAAAGAATATTAAAGAAAGCTTCGGCAGATCGTAAAGACATGCCTACAGCTGAAGATCATCGCTTTGCTGGTAACCCACATGGTGTTGAGAATGTCAACGCACCAATGGGTCCTCGTGTAGGCAATGAAGGCGCACATAAGGCCAAGCGTGGTAACTTTTTAGATGCCAAAGCTGAGCGTCAACCACTAGCTGATATGGTTGTTGGTGCGTTTGACAAGCGTTATAGTGAAGCTGTTAAAAACGGTGGCGAACATGAGTTTCCTCGTGAAGGCAGCATTGATGAAAACAGCCAAGTTAAACGCTTTGCTGCAAGAAAAAGTCAGTACCGCGATTAAGTTTATATAGGGTTTTCAGAGTGTCCCTAACACTCTGATCATTGAATAACATAGAAAGGAATCACAATGAAAAAGAAGACCACCTCACCTTGGGACATTGATGCTAAGTCAACAGCTCCTGACGCTACTCCAACAATAGAAGAAACTCCAACAGCTACAAAGCCTGCTGTTAAGAAGTTTGAACCAATTGAAGAACCCTTATATGATCTAGAAGGTCTAATGACTGACTTCCCTACGGCCAAAGAGCTAGAGAAGTTTGTGTTTGACCAAACTGGTATTGTATTAAACCTAAAAGGTCGTTCAAACAAGTTCAAATATCAAACAGCTATGGATGTGCTTAATGGTGCCAAACCTGAAGACTATCTAATTGGCAATGAAAACCCATACTTGGATAAGAACGATCTAATTCCAGTAGATGAACTTAAGAAGTTGCCTCCACGCCCAGCCGATGTTGTTGGACAACAATGCGTAAGCAGCTTTATTTCAAAAACATTCCCACACCCTGATAGCGATTGGGCTAGCCAAGGTCAAAAATGCGAAGTAGTATTTCGCAAGTATATCAACAATGCTATTACCTATGAAATCATTGGACCAATATCAACTCGTGCTGTGGGAACCCGTGTTAACAAGTTTGGTAAAGAAGTTCCGGAAAAGTATACTTGGGTTGATCCACGCACAGGTGAACAGGTAATCCGTGGAGCTAATGGAGTTGTTACTCCTGTAGGCACTAGATTAAAGTCAGCTATGCAAAGACAAAAGATCAACAAGAGTGATTACTGGTCAGTATGGATCGACCGTGAATTTGTTCTAAGTGATAGTTCTACCAGTATGGATAATCCATGGGGCACACAACTATGAAATTAGAGTCCGTCAAGACTAGAACTATCGAACAAACTCCATTGCCATACAAGCAGTCGGCTTTGGAGCCTGTGTTGAGTTCTAAGAACATCGATTACCATTATGGACACTTGTATCGAGGTTATGTAGATCGTTATAACGCACATGAAGGTGACCGTGAGTTTAATCGTGCTGGAGCATTCTTGCACGATATATTCTTTACACAGTTTTGTCCGCCAGAGGATTCAACAGAACCAGGCACAGCTTTCCAGTTGTTGATTCGTCCATACAAGAAACTATCAGTGCTCAAAGATGAAATGCTAGAAGCGGCAATGAAGATTGAAGGATCAGGTTGGATCTATCTAGCCAAGGATGGTAAAATTAAAATTATTAAGAATCATGAAGTGCGTGATGACATTGTGTTATTGATTGATTGGTGGGAACATGCTTGGAATCCTGATTACCTTTGGGACAAGAAGGAATACTTTCATAAGATTTGGGCGATCATTGATTGGAATCATATTGACTCAAGATTGGCAGGCCTATAATGAATCTAGCTGATATATCAGCGCCGGGTCTTGTGCCCATAATACAAGGCCTTGGTGATAACTTATTTGGTTGTGAACTAGGCATTTGCCGTGGCATCAACATGCGCTATACCTTAGATCAATGTCCAAACATTGGCAACTTGGCGGGCATTGATCCATGGAGACCTTACCAAGATTGGTGTGGCTATGTTGATGCTGGCCAAATTGGACAATGGCGTGAACAAGCCATGCGATCAGTAGGATCTGATCCGCGTGTGTCTATATTAGAAATGACCAGCCGTGAAGCTGAAACACATTTTATTTCCAGTTGCTTGGATTATATATTCATTGATGGTGATCACAGTTTTGCCAGCACACTGGCTGACTGTGTGTTATTTTGGTCTAAGGTCAAACCTGGTGGCTTATTTGCTGGGCATGACTATAACTTGCCCGAAGTTGCGGCCGCTGTTGACAAATTTAGAAGCATCATGGGCATTCGTACACCAATCGAATCTGCTGACAACAATGTTTGGTATTGGATTAAACAGTGAATCAAAATCAATTAATACAAGATGTTAAAATCTTACAAAAGGTCAATGCTACACATCGTGAAGCATTTATTGCCAAGTATCCAGGACAGGTTGAACATTGTCTTAGACTTACTATGGAACGCTTACAAGCAGGACTCGACAAGCGGGATGGAGTAGATGTTAGCAATCCAGAAACCTGGCGTATGTCAACATTAGAACTTAACGAACTTGCCAATACAGCCTATCTATTAAATGAAATCCGAAAGGGTTTCTAAATGATTGATTCTGGGCTGCTAATGCGCCGTGCTGTGCTTTATTGTGCAAAACAGCATTCTATTGACAGTACACGCCTACAGGCTTTGCCACGATCTGTTTATGATCAGTTCCAAGATCTTGTTATCACCACAGCTGATGACATGCGTTACAATCAGTTAAAATACTTTAGACCATTTGAACATCAGTTACGGTTTTTTGCCACAGGCGGTGCTGATCGTCGTGGTATCTTGGCCGCTAACCGAATTGGTAAAACTGTAAGTACTTGTTATGAAACAGCCATGCACCTTACTGGCCTATATCCTGATTGGTGGCCTGAATCGGCTCGCCGTTATGATCGTCCAGTAACAGCTATGGTAGCAGGTGAGGGTTGGGAACAGGTAGCCAGAGTATTACAGCAAGAATTGCTGGGCACACAGGATGTTAAGATTCGTGAAAACATTGGCACAGGCGCCATACCAAGATCAACCATTGTTACAGAAACCATGCGATCGGATGGTGCTAACTGTTTGGGAGTAGAGATTCGACATGTGTCGGGCGGCAAAAGCTATTTGTTGTTTGCCAACTACACACAGGAAGTTAGACAAATGCAAGGTTTCAAACTTAATCTAGCTGTATTTGACGAACAACCACCCGATGATTTCTTTTCAGAGATTGTAACTCGTACAGCTACAACACAAGGTCAAGTGCTATGTTCGTTTACACCACTTAAAGGTCTTAACGGACTAGTATCAAAGTTCTGGCATCATGAAGAAGGCTATGAACACATAAGGGTAAGCTGGGATGATGTTCCTGAATATGATCCCTGGGGCGAACCTTTCTTATTAATGGAAACAAGGAGACAACTTGAGCGAGACTATTTGCCTCATGAGCGTGATGCTCGTAGGAATGGCGTGCCTGTCATGGGCAAGGGAGCAGTATTTCAAATTAGAAACTGGCCCACTTACAAGACTGGTGATTATGATTTCAGAAATACTCATGGTCTGCATCGTGTTATTGCTTTGGACCTCGGATTGGTCAATGACCGCACAGTTATATCGTTAATGTATTGGGATCCGGATGGTCAAGAAGCTTGGTTACATACACAGGTAGTTGTAAAGGGCACAGAAGAAGCTAATCCCGTTAATTGGATTAATCATCTGATGCGTCCTGAAGTGTTTGGCACTCCTATTGTCCTACCACCAGATGCGGGCACAGTAGGTCGTTACACTATGAGTAGCCTAAGTATTCGACAAATGTTTGAACAGTATGAACTTAATGTCTATCCTGATCCTATACGCAATCCACCAGATGAACAAGGGCGCACAACTAACCATAAAAGTTTTGGTATAAATGTCATGCGCCAAATGCTGGAACTAGGCACATTTCATGTTAACGAAAACTGTGTAGAATTCCTGCGTGAATGTCAAAACTACTATGTAGATGAAAAGGGACGCTTCAGCGATCCCGATGATGCTATTGACTCAGCTCGTTATGCATTACTAGGCTGTTTAAATGGTTGGTCAGAACCCTGGGACGATCGTAGTCCACAAGCTCGTTTTGCCGCAGCCAAACACAATATGCGTGTGCTACAGGCTAATAAAAAGACTAATCAAGATTTACCTGTGTGGAAACGGTCATGGTCGCCTGACGGTGGCGTAATGTGACGCTAAATAATACAATAAATCAGGAATAAACCCTTATGTTAGATTTAAAAAATGTCGTAATATCAAACCTTAATGGCCACTCGGGCATGATGGCTCGTTTTGTAAAGATGAAATCTTTACTAGATCAAAAATGCGCAGCCAACTTGCGTTTATTAGCAACTAAAAACAATATTAATCGTATAAGCGATTATCATTATTTAAATCTAGCTGTTACTAACTCAACTGATCCAGTTAATGGTATTGACTACATACATCCTGTGGTAAAACCTGTGGTGGACTATGCTACTAGTGTTATTACCAAAGGTATTGCACAAAATGGCGAAATTAACTTTGAATTTGTGCCCGACAATGAAGCCGATGATGCGGCTGCATTGCAAGCTACCAATATGGTACACAAGTTAATCAACCAAAACAATGATCCACACACTATTCTACAGCATTGGGTAATGGATGCTTGCTTACACAAAAATGGCGAAATGCTAATTAGCCCTATGCGTGAAAGTTTTGTACGCTATGTAACTACTTCAGGTACACTAGATCAACTTAAGGCATTTGAACAACAAGCTGAAGAAGCTGGCCTAACAGCACTGCGCAAGAGTCGTCGCAAGAGCCATGTAGATACCGAACAAGTTATGAAAGAAACTAGTCAATTTGTTCGTGACTTGCCAGGCGCACAAAATGAAGAGAACCTAAAACATCGTATTGAACAAGCACAAGCTGGTGCTGCTGGCAACTTTGACAGCATGAATACAGATGGTCCAGATCTAGTTGAAGTTCGCGATGGTGAAGATCACATTGGCGATTCGATTGCTCGCAATACAATTTACAAAGCCGAATACAAACTAACTGGCTACAACCTAAACATCAAATTCCGTCCAATTGCACAACACTATTGGATGTGTGACCCAACAGT